CAGTTTATGGCCAGGCTTGCCCAAGCCGCCCACCAGCCACCATGCCTTGGAAGATTGTCGTCGACAAATTGACATGCTACAAGCCACACTACGACACTTGAATGTAAAGGAAATCAGATGATAGTGGGGTTGTTGGGATCCGCTGGATGTGGCGGAACTTTTTTGGATTGGTCTTTGCACTATCTCAGTGGAAAAAATAATTATCATTTTGTTGATATAAATTCCACAGATCGTTCAAAAATCCTAGCACACCATGAAGCTGTTGTGGTGCCGAGTCCCATAAAAGGCAACACAGCTCACTTGCATAAAAAAACACATCCCAACACAGAATCTCTGTCTGACGTGATTGATATTTTTAAATCGTTGCCTGTTGAAAACTTGCATACTTTCTATTATGTAGATAGTATGAAATCTGATCAAATCAGGACCAACCACAACAGTATCATTGCGGGCCACCCCGATGTAAGTTTTATAACCTATAAGTTTGATAACAGCGACATTGACAAACTTTTTTGTTTGCAGTTCGAAAAAACACCAGTTATTTCTTCCAACATGAAAAAACTTGTTTTAGAGCACAGCCAGGCCACAGAGCTGTCTGTTTGGGACATGCGTGAGCTTTTGGGCTTGCACTATCCGGCCTGTGTACGTGGCCAAACAATCAACGAAATCATTGTAGAACACAAAAACAATTTTATCCTTGAGTTTAAAGACATGCTCAATAATCTAGACAAAAAAATTTTAGAAATTTTTGAATTTTTAGATCTGCGTGTCGATCTCTTGCGTTGGGAATCTTGGTTGGATAATTATCATGTTTGGAAAAAAGGCAACAACTTGGAATTTTTCCGTGATCTTGATTTGATATTACACAACATTGTTTCAGATGTAGTCCAAGATCTCGGTGTGTATCAAATGTCATTTGCCAAAGAAACTGTGATTTCTAGTAAATTGTTGTATGAGCACAACAAGTGTTTGAGATCTTACGGTCTTGAAAAAATCTCAGAAAATACCCGAGCCTGGCACGATATACTTGAAGAAAATATCTATCACCCTTTAACCACACAGCAGGAGAAATCATGATCATTGGAGTATGCGGACTCATTGGAGCAGGCAAAGATACCATAGCAGACTACTTGGTAAACATACATCAATTCCGCAGAGAAAGTTTTGCCAACACACTCAAAGATGCAGTTAGCAGTGTATTTGGCTGGGACCGTGAGCTGTTGGAAGGACGTACCCGCCACAGCAGAGAATGGCGCGAGCAAGTGGATCCATGGTGGGCCGAACGCCTGGACATGCCCGAGCTTACCCCAAGGTGGGTGCTACAGTACTGGGGAACCGAAGTTGTACGTCGTGGCTTTCACGATGATACCTGGATTGCCAGTCTAGAAAACAAACTGCGCAAAACCACAGACGATGTGGTCATCTCTGACTGCAGATTTCCCAACGAAATAGCCGCTATAAAAAACGCAGGCGGAGTGGTTATACGAGTACATCGAGGTCCAGATCCAGAATGGTACAAATTAGCAAAAGTAGTCAACAGCGGACCGCATAACATGACCTGGACTACCAGCAAGATAGCCTTGGAAAACTACGGAATTCATGCCAGCGAAACTGCCTGGATAGGTACGAAATTTGATGCGGTGTTAGACAACAACAGCACCATGGATCACTTGTATGCTCAGATCACAAGTCTGGTTCAAGATCTCCTGGTTGCCAAGGACGATCCAATCGTTTGATTTCTTCAACACAGTTAAGACAGATCGTTTTTAAATTCCTTAACCCGGTATTGTGTTGATTACCATCCATGTGATAAACCAACAATTGGCTGGCATATCTGCCGCGAAATCCACAACGATCGCAAACATTTTTTTTCTTGTAGCCAGCAGATCTCCACCTGGGCTCGGGTGGTTTTAATTTACGTCCACGCTTGATGCAATATTCGCACAATCTACGATATTGCACTCGTTGATCTTTGTGATAGGCCACTGCTCGAGGGCGCTGATTACAGCTCAAACACACAGGTCTCATGAATTATTTATAATAAAACCTACTACGTAGGGATGGTATCAAGTGGTGTTTTTGTCTTTTGCTATAAATATCAATAACTAGAAAAAGGATTTACCATGGCACTAACATCACCAGGCGTAGAAGTCACAGTTATTGACGAAAGTCAGTATATTCCTGCCGCTACTAATTCGGTACCTTATATTTTGATTGCTACTGCTCAGAACAAAATTTCTGGCACAGGCGTGGGTGTTGCCGCCGGCACACTCAAAGCCAATGCAAATCGAATATATTTGATTGACAGCCAACGCGATCTGTCTGCGACTTTTGGCGTTCCATTCTTTTACAAAACCACAGCTGGCACACCCATCAACGGATACGAATTAAATGAATATGGGCTATTGGCCGCCTACAGCGCATTGGGAATTACCAATCGTGCTTACATACAACGTGCTGATGTTGATCTAGCAGCTCTTACTGCCAGCCTGGTTCGTCCTACTGGAAACCCAAACTCTGGAACCTATTGGCTCGACACAGCCAACACATTGTGGGGAATAAGCCAATGGAATATCACCACAGGAGCATTTACCAACGTGATTCCCACAGTCATCAATGATGCCACTGAATTAGAGCCAGCTTCCACGGTGCCATTGCAAAGCATTGGAGTGATTGGCGACTATGCTATCACTACCACCAACACACACAATCCAGGATACTTCAAACGCGGCGGACCTACTTCTAGTCAGACTTCGTCAACTGCGCTCAGCGATTTGTATAACACCTGGGTGTTGATTGGCAGCGATGATTGGAAAACAGCTTGGCCCACAGTGCAAGGAACCTTGGCTCCAGTTTCACTCACGGGCAACAACACAGTGATCATAAATGGTATCACCGTGACAGTTCCTGTGTCTCCTAACAACACAGTTGAGGCACTCAGCAACGCCATAAACACAGCAGCCATCACAGGTGTTTATTCATCTTTTATCGACGACAAATTGCAAATTTTTGCTGATTCTGACGCCACAGCCGATGGCAGCACTGGTGGTGAAGGCGCAGTTGAAATTCTCAACGGTGTGGGCACTCCGCTAGCTGATCTGGGCATCACCCCACAGACTTATTATGCACCTGCATTTTTGCAAGCACCAAATTTTTCAGCTCCACGCTGGAGAAGCACTGATGCACAGCCAGAACCCACAGGTTCAATCTGGCAGCGTACCAACAGTGTGAATCTTGGTGCCAACTTGGTAGTTAAAAAATACAATTCTGCGCTGGGTGCATTTGTTCAGCAGAGCTGTAACATTTACCGCACACCCAGTGAGGCGGCGTATGCACTGGATCCCAGCGGTGGTGGAAAAAATATTCCAGCTGGAACCACAATTGCCTTTATCAATCCTTCATTTTCGAGCCCCGACACATTTGGACTAGAAATCAATGAAAGATATGCCACCGGTCCACTCATAGTGACCGGCAGCACCGATACTCCAGGACCATTTACACCCGGAGACACATTTGCATTAAACGCCACATATCCTGGAGAGCCCTCACTGTCGATCACTACTGCTGTCACGGTTACACTGACTGGCACCACAGCCGCTGATTTTGTCACAGCCGTCAGTGCCGCGCTTGGACAATCTCCCTTGATTTCTCCATATGTCAGTTGCAGTATCAACAGTTCTGGTGCAATTGTGTTTACTCACAGTGCTGGCGGAAACATATTCTTGAGTCTAGAAACAGGAACTCCATTGGAGGAAGCAGGATTTACAACGTCTACTCCTTTGGTCAAGCCTGGGCAAGGAACTGCATTGCTGTTGTCTAACTGGGTATCGAGTCCTTTATTTACATACACAGCCAGCGACACTGCTCCAGACCAAGATCCTGCAAGTGGCACCTACTGGTATTATTCAGCCACAACACAGGCCGATATCATGATCCAAAACAACGGAGCATGGTTTGGATACCAAAACGTAGACAACGATGTGCGTGGCTATGATCTTTCTTTGACCAATGCTTCTGGTCCAATATTTTCAACCACGGCCCCTACTACCCAGAACAATGCCAATGCTGATCCTTTGGCTTTTGGAGATCTCTGGATCGACACCAGTGATTTAGAAAATTATCCTGCAATTTATCGCTGGAGCGCCATAGAAGGGGTGGATCAATGGGTACAAATTAGCAACAGTGATCAGACCACAGAAAATGGCATACTATTTGCAGATGCTCGCTGGGCCGCCAATGGCACAACCAATCCTATAACAGATGCCTTGCCTACTATCACCAGTCTGCTAACCAGCAACTATCTTGATGTTGATGCTCCAAATCCTGCTTTATATCCACAAGGAACTTTGTTGTGGAACTCACGCAGAAGTGGATTCAATGTCAAATCATTTGAAGCCAACTATTTCAATACCACAGATTTTGCCGTAGACATCTATGACGCAACCACATCTTATGTGTTCAATGATTTTGTCAACTACAATGGCACAATTTATGTGTGCAAGGCAACACCGCCAACTGCAGGTATTGCTCCAAGCAACACTACCTATTGGGCGGCCATAGAAACCAACACCTGGGTCACTGCTTCGGGCAACAAGTCCGACGGCAGTCCTTACATGGGTCGCCTGGCACAGCGAGCTATCATAGTGGCTGCACTCAAATCTGGCATAGATTCCAGCATTGAGATTAGAGAAGAACAGCGCCAGTTCAATCTCATAGCCTGCCCACAGTATCCAGAGTTGATTATCAACATGGTCGAACTCAACAATGATCGTAAAAATACAGCGTTTGTGATCGGCGATACACCATTGCGTTTGGGTCCAGACAGCACAGAAATCGCCAACTGGAAAACCAACAACGACGGCGCAGGCACTGCAGCCGAAGATGGATTGACCACAGGTGATGTGTATCTGGGCGTGTTCTATCCCAGCTGTCAGACCACAGACCTATCGGGCAGTCCAGTGGTACAACCTCCCAGCCACATGATGATTCGCACCATCGTGCGCAGTGATGAAGTGGCATTTCCTTGGTTGGCGCCGGCTGGTACAAGACGCGGCGTGGTTGACAACGCAGCCAGAATTGGTTACGTAAATGCCACCACAGGAGAATTCGAAACCATTGGTGTAAGTCAAGGTCTACGCGATGCCTTGTATGCGTTGGATATCAATCCCATAACGTTTGTTCCAGGCATAGGTATTACCAATTTTGGTAACAAAACAGTGACTGAAACAACCACGGCTCTGGATCGTATCAATGTGGCACGTTTGGTAGCATTCATACGTGGTCGACTCATGGAAATTGGTAACACGTTCTTGTTTGAACCCAATGATCAAATCACCAGAAATGAAATTACCAACACCATCAACAGCTTGATGATCGACTTGGTCAACAAGCGTGGTATCTATGATTACCTGGTAATATGCGATTTGACCAACAACACGCCAGCACGCATTGATCGCAACGAATTGTATGTGGACATTGCCATTGAACCTGTTAAAGCAGTTGAATTCATTTACATTCCTCTGCGTATCAAGAACACCGGTGAGATAGCAACCAGCATCAGCACCGTGGCAACAGCGGGTTAATAACATGGTATCAAACACCATAAATAAAGTATATAGGAGATAATACCATGGCAGTTTCATCGTTAACCAGAATGACAGTGCCTTTGGCCAGTGACCAAAGCAATCCAAATCAGGGCTTGTTGATGCCCAAACTCAAATATCGCTTTAGAGTGATATTTGAAAATTTTGGAGTAAGTACACCGCGTACAGAATTGACCAAACAGGTCATGGATTTTACACGTCCCCAGGTGGATTTTGCTGACATTGATGTGCCTATCTACAACAGCACTATAAAACTGGCCGGAAAATACTCTTGGCAAGATATCACTTGCAACATACGCGATGATGCTGGCGGCAATGTGTCCAGATTAGTTGGTGAGCAATTGCAGAAACAGTTGGATTTCATGGAAATGGCTTCGGCTGCGGCAGGCATCGACTACAAGTTCTTGACTCGCTTTGAAGTATTGGATGGTGGCAACGGCGTGGCTGAACCAGTGGTACTAGAAAACTGGGAAATCTATGGTTGTTATCTCAAGAGCGTGAACTACAACAACATGGACTACAGTGAAAGTGCTGTGGCTTCAATTTCCATGACCATACGCTTTGACAACGCCAATCAAACTCCTGGACAAGGTGTTGGTACATTGATTGGTCGTACCGTGGGTGACGTAGCCACTGGGGTAGGCTAAACCATGGCTTTTGGCCAAGATTTCCTCAAAGGATTTTTTGGCGCGGACGGGTTAAAAACTTACGCTCACGCCAGTAAAACTTTCCTTACCAATGGATACGAACTTGCTCCACGGCAAAAGTTCCTGTTCCATGTTTATTTCACAATAAACACTCAGCAGATTCCAGCACTGCGCAGTGCCTTCCCCAATCAAGATGTGGCTCAAGTAGGACTCATGGTAAAAACAGCACAACTGCCTAGCTACAGCATGAGTGTTGAAACACTTAATCAGTACAATCGTAAACGTCTGGCCCAGACCAAGATAGATTACAATCCTGTGACTCTCGAATTCCACGATGATGGTGGTGATCTTGTTCGCACCATGTGGTACAATTATTTCAAATATTATTACAAAGATCCCAGTCAAAAATATGACAATGTGAGCAGTACCAATGGTCAGATGGCAGCCATGATGCAGTCGCCAGTAGGATTCAGTTACAACAACAGAGACATTTATGACAACAGCCGTACAGTCAACGACTGGGGCTATATTGGTGAAAGCTACAACGATGGATACACCACATTGGATGGCACACCTTCAGGCAAACCACCATTCTTTAGAGACATAAGAATCTATGGCCTCAATCAGCGAAAATTTGCAGAATATATTTTAATCAATCCTATGATCACCGAATGGGTGCATGATACCTATGACTACAGTCAAGGCAATGGTACCATGAACAATAGAATGACCATACGTTACGAAACAGTCAAATACTACACAGGCGCCATTGGTGGAGTACGGCCAGATACCAACGTGGTTGGTTTTGCAGATCCAGCCTACTATGACAACGTACCAAGTGCATTGAATCGCCCCGGGGCCACACAAACTGTGCTAGGACAAGGTGGTTTATTAGATGCCGGCATTGGCATTATTGAAGACTTACAAAGTGGCGGAGTTGCTGGAGCCATTGGTGCCATACAAAAAGCTGGCACCGCTTATTTCACATTCAAAGACAAAAATATTCGCAGTATTGTCAATGGAGAAGTCAATCAAAGTGCCAGAAACATAATCCGTGGCAGTCTGCCCGGAGCCATGCGCGGAGTGCTTGGCAGCACAACTCCTTCGGTTAGTCCGGTCGGACTACCAGTACCAAATCGCGGTCAGTTGGATGGTATTTTCTTTCCAACGCCACCAGTGGGCACCAGAACACCTCCTTTTAATCCTGGAGGATAACAGTGCCCACCATAAACGCCGCTAATCCTCAAATTGATCAAACTGTAAGAATTTTTGATGCATTCTACAACTATTCAGCCAATGTGCCAGCTGAAGAGTATGATGCAGTTGTAAGTTATTTTAAGAGTGTGTTTACAACAGCATTGGCCGCAGAAAATTTTGCCAGTGCTCTGTTTAGAGTCGCAGAAGAAACCAATCAATCAGCACTGACCTTGTTGCAGACATTTCAACAAGGTGGACAGAGCCAGCCAGAAATAACCATACTCATGGCCTACTATCTCAACACTGTGCGCAGTCCTGCAACTTTGTTGGGAGTACTTACTCCGACTCAACCCAACTTTTATGCAGCCAGGAATGTGAGAGCATGACATGGCCAATTTTAGACAGGGTGTTTACACAGTAAGGAATCCTGGCAAGTATGTGGGCAAAGGTACACCCAGATACAGGAGTGGGTGGGAAATGACCTTTATGATGTTTCTTGACAGCAATGACAACATCGTGCAGTGGGCCAGTGAAAGCATCACGATACCTTACAGAAATCCCATCACCGGAAAACAGAGCATGTATGTGCCAGATTTTTTTGTGACCTATCGTGGACGTGACAATACCACACGGGCTGAACTGATCGAAATCAAGCCCAAAAAACAAAGTCTGATTGAAAGTAAAATGACCGACCGAGATCGTGCCATTGTGGCAGTCAACTACGCCAAATGGGACGCGGCTACCAAATGGGCACGGCGCAACGGACTGACATTTAGAGTAATCAACGAAGATCAAATATTCCACCAAGGTGCCAAACGGACCGGTAAATAGGGCTATGACAAGAAAATTAGAGGAGTTGTTTGACTTTCCGCCCAGTGGGTGTGAAAGCGAAACTACTGAACCGGAAAGTATACCAGTGACTCAACTTGCACTCAAAGAAATAGACGCCACTATAGACAAGATTGATGCGGCTTTGCCCATGGTGCGTGATCTAGAAACTGGGGATCGTGAGCTAGATGACTTGGCCAACATGGCCAAAGAAAGCTACGACAACTTGATGGATTTGGGCATGCAGGTGGACAGCCGTTATGCCAGTGAAATATTTGCTGTGGCTGGAACCATGCTGGGCCATGCTCTCACAGCCAAGACAGCCAAGCTCAACAAAAAACTCAAAATGGTTGATCTGCAGTTGAAAAAGATGAAAATGGATCAGGACCAGGCCAGCAAGGGTGGTGATGAAGCTGTGGAAACAGCACACGGACAGGTGCTGAGTCGCAACGATTTGTTGGAACGACTCATGAGCACAAGAGACCAAAACAATAACAAAGCATAAATATCGTATAGGGATACAAATATGAAAAATTTTCAAGAATACCTGGCCGAAAGCCAAAGAACCTACAATTATCGCGTGAAAATCGTGGGTGATGTAGAACCTGCTTTTGTAAAGGCACTGGAAGAAAAACTCAAACAGTTTGATCCAGTCAAGGTGTCAGCTGTGAAAAAGACACCCATCCAGCTCAAGCCTGCAGACTTTCCTGCAGCCGCCAACGAAAGCGTGAGCAGTATGGATTGTGAATTCCGTTATCCAGCCATCGAACCACAGATCCAACAGATTGCTCAGTTGTTGGGCCTTGATCCAAACCGTATTCGTTTGTTGACCACGGCCTATGAAGACAGCATGATGGACGAAAAAGAAAAGATTGAAGATCAAAACAAAGACCTGCTCACAGACACAGACTATCCTGCACCTGATGCAGAACAAAAAGCACTCAGCAAAGATTACTCAGCACCCTATGATCAACATGCTGTGTTGAAGAATGCTTACCGCAGTGAATTCACTGTGGCAGGTGGCAAGACACCGCCAGCCAAGACCACAAATGATTTGCCCATGGGCACATCAAGCCCTATGACCAAAGTAAAACGCCCACCACGCCCAGCTACTGGCGCCAACCCAAGAGGATAACAGCATGACATTTTTTTACGATCTAAACAAACGCATGGCTGATCTAGCCAAGAAACAAGAGCTCACCGAGTCAGCTCAACCTGCTGTGGCAGAAGGCAGCACTGGCGATTACTCAGCCAAGAAGGCACGTGCTGGCAAAGACATTGGCAAGCCAGGCAAGATGTTTTCAAAGATCGCTAAATCAGCCGGTGAGCGTTATGGCAGCAAAGAGCGTGGCGAAAAGGTTGCAGGTGCGGTGTTGGCCAAACTACGTGCCAAAGAAAGCGTAGAAGAATCAGACATGGATGAGTCAGCACTACAGGCTTATCTAGGTAAAAAGAAATACGGCGAGACTGGCATGAAGGCTCTACAAAAAGCCGGTCGTGAAGGTGCCAGCAAAGAAACCATGGCAAAAATTCGTGCTAAACACGACAAGATGGACGAAGCCGACATGGAAGAAGGCAACCGGTTCACAGGCAACTTGATGAAAGCTCGTGCCGCTGGTTTGAAGAAAGCCGACCTAGATGGTGACGGCGACATGGAAACCGTGCGTGAAGCCGATGTGGTCGGTCTTGGTGAAAAGAAAAAATCCAAGCCAGACTTCTTGGATCTTGACAAGGATGGCAACAAAAAAGAAACCATGAAGAAAGCCGCCTCTGACAAGAAAAAGTCACGCAGTGCAGGCACAGCGTTTGATCCAGAAGTGGCCAAAGGCATGTTCGCTCACAAGGATGACAGCAGTCGCTATGATGTCAAAGACACAGGCTACAGCAAGCGTTATACTCGCAAGCCTGAACCCGAAGCTGATCAAGACGATGAACCAGCAAGCGACGCACCAAAGAAAAAAGGTCGTCCAGCTGGTACCAAGCGTGCTATCGGCGCCAAAGGCCCTACAGGGAAAAGCAAGTTGATGAAAAAAGACGCCATCAAAGAGATGGATGCAGTGTCACTTACTGACAAAGGTGAATATGATCAAGAAGGCGACATGGCCAAAGATCAACTACACACCTTGGTCAAAGCTGCCAAAGAACTGCACGGAATTCTAGCCGACGATGACAATCTGCCAGAGTGGGTGCAATCAAAGATAACCAAGGCACTTGACTATATCAACAGTGCCAATGACTACATGGATCAAGAAAAACACGACGAAGATAATCCTATTGCTGAAAAAGCCGTCAGTGTAGCACAACGCAGAGCTGCTGGCATAGCACATGCCGCACAAAAGGGTGAGATCCCCAAAAAAGAACTGCGTGGCGCTTCAAAAGAAATGGCCAAGATGCCCAAAGGTGAACTCAAAAAGTTTGCCAAGACCAAAGAAAAAGGTCTGCCTGAAAAAGTCAAAGAAGCAGGCGCAGAAGCACCCAAAGAAAAAAAATCCTCAGGTGGTTTCCAGTTTGGCAAGGGTGTGTATGAAAGCCTAGA